CCTTGCTTTAGATGTTTGATGAGTTGTTCTTGTTTAGTCATAGATCCACTCTCCTGGAATAAGTTTGTCGGCGTATTTAAACCCATGCTTGTCGCACCAATCTCCGTAGCTAGTCTTGCTGCCTTTGTTGATTTTTGATGCGCTGCGGGTGAAAACAAACCGAATGTCTAAGTCTGGATTTTGTTGTTTCACTAGACGCATTTTGCGGCGGTCTTCACTTGTGAACCGTCCTTTGCATTCAATGATGACGTCATTTGGTAAAACAAAATCTGGGATGTACTTAGCGTCTATTTGATATGGAATTTTGCGTTTCTCATACTCAAAGACGACACCAAGCTCATTGAGCTGTTCAGCTACCGTCGCTTCAAGTCCGCTACGGTAACCATTTTCAAATTTGATGTGTCTAAAAGTCGAAGGACGCATCGCTGCCTTTTGTTTCTTCTGGTGCTGCGTGGACATAGCCGTCTTCAACAGGCTCAAAGGTTGTCCCACCAAATTCAACGAGGTCGATAATTTGCACGGCATTGAGATACATAGTGACACCAGTATTTCCTCCTGCGTTGTATGTTGACATTACGCCTGAGACTTTAATGCCTGAACCATTGCCGACGTTGAGGTCTTCTTTAATCACTGAACCTGCAGCGTCATAAAGAACTGGCTTCTTAGCTGATTTAGCTCTGATGCGGACACCTCCGCTTTCTTCATCGATTTCAAATGGCCACTTGGCTTTTGGCAACGCTTTGTCACCATATTCTTCTACAAAGATTTCTTTGGCTTTAGCCATAATGGCTTGAGCTTGATCTTTAGGAACCATAAGATCGGTTTTGTAGACACCTTCAGCATTGTAGCGAGTGTCTGGGTTAGATAACCACGGCCACACTGCACTACCTTTAGGCGTCACAAATTTTGCTTTGCTCATAAAGCACTCCTTTAATAAATTGTTTGATTATCTAAGATTGATGCTGCTTCTTTAAACAGCCAATTGATGTTCACACCGAGCTCATCAAGCTCTGCAAGAACATCTACAGGCACGGGAATATCGTCCTGTATGAGGTCTACTGCACGCGCAATAAGATCCTCACGCCGTTGCTCGTACGACATGCTAACTCCTATTAATGTATGTGGGTTTAGGCGAAGGCGTAGTCGCTAGCTAAGACTTCTCTCAGATTAAGATTTCCGCGTTCTGGTATATCGACCATAGCCATGCGACTCTTGTCGTTAAGCTGGCTAAAAGCGGAATTGTATAATCGTTGAATAACGTCAAAGTGCTCGTACATCGCAACAAATTGTTCTCTAATTAGGTATGAGAACTCTTGAGTGTCTGCCGCTTGTGTTCCAAAGCTGTCATGGATCAACATAAAGTCTTCCATGCCTTGATCTAATCCAGCCAAAACGCTGAACATCAAGTGGCTCGCATCAAGTGAGTGGATAAAGTTTGGTGCTGCAGCATTGCGCTGCTTCATTTTATCCAAAGTGCCTTTTGGGGTTGTGCGCAAATTTAGCATTATGCAGTTGTACACGTCACCATCAGGTGTGACCTTGCTGTTTTGTGATGCTTCAGAAGGTCTTATTGTTTTGTCGTATAAGAATATGCGGACGCGGTTGATGTTGAAGTCCTCATACGCATGCACGACTGGTAGTCCAATTGGTGAAGTCCAAATTAAAGGCTTAGCTTCGTGTGCACATAGCTGAGCGCACTTTTGAATAAACCGCATTCCTTCTGCTGCTTTTTGAACAACATCATTAACGGCTTCCCAAACTTTGCCTGCCATAAAACTGGCACATTTAGATCCATTGTCTTCGCCAAATGGGTGTGTTTCTCTTATGCCCTCAAGAACATCGTCTTCAAGAGGTTTCATAAGATCTTCCATGAGCTGCTGCCTAAACCCAAACTTCTCGCTTGAGTAGGCAAAAGTCATGACGTTGCGTTTAACAACTTTGCGCGACACACCGTATTCACGCCAAGCTGCTGCTTCGTCTGAAGTATCAGAAGCAATAGCATCGTTAACTCGGTCTGCAACAATCTGGTAAACATCAGCAGGCTTTTCTGCGTATGTTAGGTTAACTGTTGCACCACCTTTTTCGTCTCTAAGTGCAGCACTGTAGTGTTGAACACCACTGTTAGCACCATCAACTGAGGGTGGTATGTGAGAGATATGATCGTCACCATTTTCGACATAACCAGCAAAGTCAATGCAAGCTGCTAAGAATAAAAATGGTTTGTCGGCTTCTTGCCATAGGCTTCTTGTTAACCCTGGCTTTTTGCCAATCAAGTACAAAGCACGCTGGTTTTTATTAACCCATGCAATGCGGTCATTGAGTGATTTCTTACTCACTTTGTCAAAATCGCCAGTGTTAGCAACGTTGATGCAAAGCCAATAAGCACCAGTAGGTCCTAGTTTCTTTCCGCGCGCAAATTGAAACAACGCACGTATGTGATCTGCTCGTTGGTGGTTGAATGTTGGTATAGGGTAAAGACGACCACGAAAGTCTAGATTATGAGGCAAGTAAAACTTGTCGTGTTTAGCAAGCTCTTTGGCGGTGTTTAGATCTGTAGCCATGTTGACAACATCAGCATCAAAAGCTCTGTTGCGAAGGATGATCTTTTCTTTTGTCTTCTTGACATGCTTGCGTTGTTTACTATCAAGTTCGTCCCAGTTTTTGGTTTTGCCTGGAACCTTTAATTTTGCTTGTCGTGGAAACTTGTTGATAACATCACCGCGTTCCCATGAAGCAACTACTTGCTCAAGTACTGGTTTGTTGATCGCAAAAGGAGTTGACTGAACAGCGTTAAGTGCTCTCGTAATCCGGTCCATAGATCCAGATTTAAACGCAGTGTCAATCAGCTCCTTTTGCTTGCTGTTAGCTCGTCTTACCAGAGGGACAAGACTAGCTAATTTAGAATTGTGGTAGCAGCCACTGTTGAAAGATGTCCAAGGTTTTGGCTCTGACAACATTGGTTTAAACAATGGCGACATCCACTGTATCTGGTCAGTGAGATCGTCTACTAGTTTTCTACCTACTTCAGTCAAGCCTAAGTTTTTGACGAAGAACTTCTTCTTTGGTCTGTCATAAACTTCGAACAAGCCTGATCCTGCTATCACAGAATTTAAAACTGCTTGGCCTACGTTGACTAATTGTTCAGCAGTCCATCTGTCGACACCAAAGCCCTCACGACTAGCAACAGCAGACATAGCTTTGAGTCTGTGGCGGCTAGAGTTGTGATTTTTGCGAGCCATCTCAAAGAGACGCTTAAAGAGCTTTGGGTTTTTAGATGAAAAATCTAAAGCCCATAATTCGACACAAACCTGCTTACCAATGTTGGTGCAGATGTTTGTTAAATCTGTAAATTGACCAACACCAATAAAGGCATAATTCAAGCCTATGTATGCTATTGTGTCGTTGTTCAAGTTATCTAATGCGTAGAACCAGAAGGGCTTGCTAGTAATGCGGCTTGTTAACTCTAAGTCTTTAGAGATCTGTTTAGAAACTAAAGGAATTGCTCCTTTAACTAATTTTGTGTCTACGGTTCCTAAGATACCTGTTTTAGAAAGTTGATCTTCTTGAGTTAGGAATCTGTCTATTCCATCTTCAAGCATAGAGATCTCATTTAGAGAGTCCATTGCACCTCCATTGAACACTAATCTGCTTTAGTGCGGCTTCTTAAAGTCTTGACTTTGGGATTGCGTTGTGCATCTTGTTCTTGGTTTGTTCTATCTTAGTAAACGATAGTTACCTGTGTCAAGATGTCGCACAAACTAGGCGGCTTTTTGCCACCATTTAGGCGTTTTAAGGGCACGTGCCCACGACGCAAAATAGGCTTTTTCACCTTGGTAATAGCGTCTATACGCAGTAACTGTGTTTGGGTGCTTGTAAGCATCAGGCATACATTGGGGTGGTCGTTTAAAGCTGCTCGTAGCAATTGATGTAGGTATCTTTTTAAGAGGCGCTACAAGCGACCAATATTTATGTGTCGTGCCGTAACGCTTCTTGTGCTCATTGAGCAGAGCGACAAAAAGACCATAAGCCCATTTGTAGTTCTCAGACCCTGCACGTACCCATTGAGTGGATGGGTGGTTAAGGTGCGCTATTTTGCACAGAGAGTGCTTGTCAGCATATGTGTTGCCGTCTAGTGCTCTGTGAGCAGTTGAGAGCATCTGGGCGGTCTCTAGGACCATTTTGACAGCATGCTTATCGCAGTGCATTTCCGCAGCCGTCGTGTAGTCATTTGAAAGAAAGAATATGTTCACGTAGATCTCCTTAACGACAAAAAAGTTTTGTGTTAGAAAATCTCGTGATTTGCAGCTGGATAGAGCACTAGACTACGAATCTAGGGGTCGGGAGTTCGAATCTTCCCGAGCGCGCCATTCTTGCACTGCTTTAATCACGAGATTGCCATTAGGAATTGACGGCTTCTAGCAAGTCTTGGTCGTCAATATGAGCATAACGTAGTGTTGTAGTTATGTTTGAGTGACCAAGCATTCGCTGCACCATCGCTATATTCTTAGTCTTTTTCAGCATGCGCGTCGCAGTAGTGTGCCGCAGCGTGTGCAGCACAAATTGTGCATCCTTTGAAAGACCTACTTCCTCACGAACCTTAGCCCAAAATCTGTGGACCTGGTGACTTTTGATCTCAAATGGTACGTGAGTTTCTAGTAAAGCGCGTGCGTTAGGTGTTAAAGGCACTGAACGCGCTTTGCCTGTTTTTGTTTTCCATAGCCTGACCCAATCTCCATCAAGATTTTCTTTGGTTAGACCAAGAACTTCACCTCGACGCATACCTGTATCAATCAATATGCGCGCAAGTGCTTTCATTTCTTGCCTGTGTTTTCTTGCTATTAGGTAGTCAGCAGAGTCTATAGCCGCAAATACTTTCTCCTCTTCAACAGGAGACAGCCAGCGAACACGATGGGGTGAAGGCTGCTTGCGTGAAAAATAAGGCATTTTGTCTATTAGATCTCTTTGTTTTGCATAGCGCAACAAAGTACAAAGAACACTAATATTGTGGTTTATAGACGAGCCAGTCATAGGCTTGCCACGGTGTGTAATTACTTTTTCAAGACCATCTACATATTTGTCGACCATCTGTGTATCGATGTCTGTAATATCTGGGTCTTCAAGTATTTCTACACATCTGCGAGCTTGTGAATGAAAGGTTTGGCAACCTTCTTTGTCTTTCCACAACTTCATGCCAGCTTCGTTTAGAAGCTCACTTAGTTTCATTGTTTTACTCCTTTTAAATTGAAAAAACACCGGTCCGTGATTGGACCAGTGCATTAAATGGTAAAAATTGCGTCTGAAGTTATTGCCAGCTACCTGTGCGCATTTGGGTTGCAAGCTCTTGTGCGCGCGATCCAACTTGGGTGGACCAACGACTGTTGAGCAGCTCGGCTGCCGCTGTGTCGTAATCCGACTGTTTTAGCGCTGCCATTGCGTTTTCGAATTTTAGTGCTGTTCCTATACCCACATTGAAGACAAAGTTGATCAATGCCGCAAGACGGACAGGATCTAGTGTCTCTGACCACGGCATGTAGTGCTTGAGTTGTTGCTCTACGTTCTTGACGTCGTTTTCTAACAGCACTAAGGCTTCTTCTTTTGTGATGCCAACGTCTTGTAGGTTCCGACCAACGCCTATTGTCAACTTGTCTGATGTGCATTTATAGGGTTTTAACTCCATGCCTTCGTGTCTGATTAGTTGTTCAAGTAGTTTATCGATGTGCTGCTCCATAAATTATTTACTGACCCCTTTAATCTTTTCGGCTGTGCGAAGACCACCAAGGCCAAGCATGCCAAGTAAGACAGTCATAAGGCTGTCCATGTCGAATACTGGTAATTCTGGGATTTCTACGCCTAGATAAGCGCAAACAAACATCGTCACTGGAGCAAATATAAAGTGCCAACCCATTGCACTAGCTAAAATCCATCCTAAAAACGGGCGCCAACCAGCAACAAAAATTGAACGGTGCTGCGCTTCTGCTTTGTTTATTTCTAATTGACCTTTTGCTAACTCTTGAGCGTGCCTTTGAGACATTGTAGCTATCTCGTGAGCTAGCTTTGCTCGTTCATCTGCGTCTGGAATAAACTTATCCAGCAAACCTGTTACAGGTCCTATGAGTGCTTGAAGCATTATTTCTTTCCTTCGTGATTTATCCAGACAGCAAACATGCCGCTAAAGCACCCACAGATAGTAGATACAAAAGCTGTTTGTTGTGTCGTTGCTGCTGGACCTAATGACATAAACCAGTCAGCGCAGTTCCACGCCATTAGTGTTGAAGCTGCCATCATGATTCGTGGGAGTAGTTTTAAAGCTAAGAACTGTTCAGCGGTCATCATGTCAGTGTTCCCTTTTTCAAAGGAACGCATTGGTAAGACATGGCTTTGAAGTTAGGCATGTACCTGTTGAGGTCTCTTGCCATCTCCATCGCTCTGGCTACACAGGCTTTCTCTGTCAGTATCGGATGGCGTGTGTTCTCCATTTCGAGACAATTCGATGGGTCTATGAGAGAGCACACAA